TGACCTTGGCCGCCCGGCCTCGCTCCGCCGAATTCAGATTGTCGAGCTTGAAGGCGTCGACCAGGGCGCGCAGTTCGGCATCTGCGGATTTGGAATGGCCCCCCATATGACCGCCGTTCGGCCGCCAGCTTACCCGGACGCATTTACACTTAGGGCATTCCGGATTGGCTTCCCATGACTCGAACCACTCGCTGCACCGCGCATTCTCGCAAATCCACGATCTGATGATGCCGGTCATGTGGTGGGCACTGCGATGTTCATCCGTTTCAGATAGGCCGTTATAACCCGTTCCACCGGCGGTGTACCCTGTTTCTCCTCGATCTCGCCGGATTTTTTTATGGTCAAGCCAGCCGACTTCATGCGCGGCTGAACCCAGGTATTCCAGGCCTGGTGGGCGAGCGCTGCGGCCATCACCCTATCATCTTTCGCTCTGCCCTCGGCGCCGATCGTGCCGCCATCATTGACGATGCGGCGCATTTCCTCAAGCAGCGGGATCGAGCGCGGGATCATGCGGCCAAGCTCGATCGAGTTTTTCATCTGGTTCAAGGCTCGCGTCTTGAGTTCGTGGGTGGTCTTCCACTGATACAAGAGTTCGCCGCCGCCAGGATTGTCCATCCGCTTGTAGAAATAGTGCTTCATGTTCTGCAGGATGTTGCGCAGATGATAGTTTTCCTCGTGGGGGCGGATTTCGGATGCCATCCGCCGCACCTTCTCCAGCTCGTCGAACACCGCCTGACCCGGTCCGTTCATCTCCAGGATCGGCATCAGGTAGGTGATACCGAAATACCCGGCGAGGTGAGCGAGAACCCAAGCGCACTGGTATGTAGAAGGCTGCGTCGAACAGTATTCGGCGACTTGAACCATACAATCCGAGTAGCATCGCCAGATCGAGATAACAGAGCGGTCAGCTTCATCAGAGCTGCCATACGCCGGATCGCATCCAAGGGCATAATATCCGAATCTTGAGGCATCCTCGTATATCCTGAGTTCGGCGCGGGGGTCGCGCACCTGGCGGATTTCCGTTTCCTCGAATTTCATGCCGAGCTTGTAGCGGAAGGTATGGAAGGAGCATTTCTTGGCCTGCCGCGTCGCCTCGGTCATGGCCTCGACGGTGAAGAATTTCGATCCGGTCGCGACGAAGGCGTCCTGCTCGGTCCAGGGATATTCCTGGTCCATCATGCTTTGATCGTTGTCCTTTTCACTTGCGAGATGCCAGCGATACCAGGCGATCTGCTGCAAGCTAATTTCGAAATTATAGATCTCGCGGACCTCGCGGACCCGCTTGCGTTCCAGTGGGGTCAGCGTCGACTTGATACCGTCCGGCATGTAGTTATTAAAGAACGGGTGCGATACCGGCAACTGGTTCCGTTCATCGCGCCACCAGCCGATGAAGATCGCGCGCTTGGTCGGATCGGTCTTGGAGATTTCCCACATGTCCCAGAAATGATTGAAACCGTTTGCGGTCGTTTCGTAGATTTGTAGACGGTGAGGGTACAGTGACGAGGTTTGAGATCGGAATTCAGCCAGATCATCCCCATTACCGTAGAACGCACACTCGGTCGCGTGGACAAAATTAGCGGCCCCGCCCCGACCCAGGCCGCCTTTGCGAACTTCCGACGTGCCAGCAATAAGGTACCTAAACTTGGATGCATTCTTGAGGATGAGCAGATTGCGATTATGGCGGACGTAATTGATTCGATATTTAGGCGGCGTCTCGGCAAAGAAAACTTCCACCGTTGATCGGAAATCATCGCGCATTTCCTCCTTGTGGGTGATGAATACGCCGAGCAATCCCTTGTGCTCGAAGGCCCAGAACATGTCGAGCGCAAGAAAAAAAGAACTGATGCCGAGCTGGCGGGCTTTGAGGATGACGAAGGTGGTGATGCCCTTGGCGAGTCCCGCCTCGATCTCCTTCAGCAGATAGCGCTGCGATCCGAGCAGCCGGAACGGCACCAGCCCAAAATCTTTCGATTGCACCTTCAGGTGCGAAAGAAAACTCAGAAATCGGTCGGTCGGAAACGGTGCAACGCCGACATATTCCAGCGTGAAGGCATCATCAGGATAGTTGTCGTCGATGTCGGTCAATACGTCATTTCCCCCGCATTCGGATGGTGAAGTCCCACGGGAACAGCTTTGCCGCCCGCACCATCAACGTCTGGTCCCTCGCCATAAATCCGCGGTACGACAGGAAATCCGCAGTCACGGCAGTAATCGACATATACAGCCCAATCCCGCACAATGAGACCCGCCACAGCACAACCGATGAACGCCGTAAGCTCGGTATAGAGCGGGAAATAAAACAGCCCCGAGACGGCAAATCCAACCATGACCGGCCACGACGGGGAAGTGGTTCGAGTAAGACAAAAGACGAGCAGGCCGAGGGGCAGCGCGGCGCCGAGTCCGTATTCGAAGGCGAGCTGGAGATAGTCATTATGGGCAAACTCCAGGTGGATCAAATTACCTTCCGGGGCCTGGTAGATGACATCGACGAAGGTGCCAGCGCCCAGCCCAAACCACGAAAGGTGCTGCCATGCGATCTGCCAGATCGTTATTCGGAAGGCATTGGACTGGTCCGGATGCCACATGAAGACGCCGCCGGCGACCACCACCAGCACCGGCACGGTGGCCCAATGCAGGTATCGTGCGGCGAGCCCCGCCGCCAGTATCACCGCCCCGCCGCGCGAATGGGTAAGCCACAACCCCGGCAGCAGCGCTGGCACATACCACCACGCCTTGACGGTGACGAGCCCGACCACCACCAGCGCGATCGCCGCCGCCAGCAGGTTCGGATTGTATAGCAGCCCGGCATTGCCCGAGCGCACCAGCACCGGATTCAGGCCCGCGACCTGCGCAATCTGCACAATCACATTGGCGGCCAGCCCGATCGCTAGCCCCTTCCACAAATCCTCCAGACTTTCCAAGGTCGATCCCAGCCAGAAGCTTCCCGCCCAGATCGAAACCGTCCACAGCCCTTCGATCGAATCCGGCCAGTTGACCGACCAGCCGATCGAGGCCGCGGCATAAATCCAGAACGCCTGGCCGATCCAATGTTCCTGCGTGAACTTCGGCTCGCCCCACCGCCCCAGTGGCCGCAGCGCACCATAAACCAGCAGCAGGAACAGCGTCAGCGCCACCAACTGGGTCCGGATCGTCGCTCCGGTAAACCCCGGCACAAAACAAACCGGCAGCACCAGCCCGAGCCAGAACATCATTCACCTTCCCGCATCGCCAGCAGGACCAGAACAAAAATGAACGCCATCGCCCCAACGGCCAAAACCCCAATAACGGCCGCGATGTAGAAGAGAACCGTCATTCCGCCAGGTCCCGGCCGCCCTTGACCTTGATGCAGGCAAACGAGCCCTTGGCCTTAGGAGGCGACATCGCCCTCACCCACTCCACCCCCGCCCGCTTGCACATCTTGTCATTCGGGAAATCCACCGAAACCGGGCTAATTACTTGACCCAGCATGACAATTAGAATCCAGACTTCCATGGAACCCTCCCTGACCACTAGCAGCACCTTAAACCGACCATTTCCAGCGTCAACCAGTAGTTAATAGCCGGAACCCTATACTACTGACATCTGCTGCCAAACTGTTGCATCATAGCAACCACCGCCGCTCGCCCCGATACCGCCCGCAAAACCCTCCAAACCAACCCAGGATCGCTGTCGGCACGCTGCACAAACCCATGCAGCCGTAGGCCAACATGGCCGCGAAAGCCTCAGGAAATTATTTGGGGGGTATGATGTGCGGGGCGACCTCGATCAACAACCTCGCGACCCATCGACTTTGGCGCGCCCGCCCGCGCCCGGTGCCTGTGATTATCAATCACGGGGGCAAACACCCTAAGTCATTGTAAATGCCAGGGTTCCGTCTGATAACCGGTTTCGTGTGGGCGATATGTTGGCACAATCAGTTGGCTGGGAGGCCAAAACACCCCGAAAACGGCCTGAAAATGCGGCTTCAGGGCTCTCACGCTCCGGTTCTTGCCCACTATTCGCTTTGACACGTCAGAGCTGACTGCAATCGACCGCGTGATCTTGGACCTACTTTGCCTGTGGAGGCTATGCAGTGAAGATAGGCTCGTGTGATGCCGCTGGCTTTAGCGAGACCGAGCATAGTCGAGCCTTGGCGCCGGCATCTTGTAGCTCGGTCGGAGTGTTTGATGACACGTATCCGCCTGACGATCTCATCATCTGAGAGCATCTTGCTTACCTTTGATAATTGAAGATGGGTGCGCCCGCACGAGGCGGCGGGCGAGAAAATGCGCGATTTTTCGAAAGTCTGTCAAGTGGCTTTTACAAGCCATTGATGTTGTTGGTTATAGCAAATCGAGCATAAGTCATAATGCCACAATTGATTACTTGACATCCGATGTTGGCTTTGCATTTTGCAAAGTATGAGAGTGGCCAAAGATCCTATCGCGCAGCATGTAGCGTTGCGGCTGCTGTCGCTGGGGTTGGGGACGCCTGGCGAGATTTCGATATTGGCTGGAGTCTCGCGACAACTAATTGAGGGATGGGCTCGTCATGCGCGACTTGATTGGCGGGAGATACGGAAAGAGCGGCTAGGCCGAGCCTGGTCAAAGGAGGTGGAACGTGGCTTTGCGCTACGGCGAAAGGTTCAGCGGCGGAAGTCTAGAACACGTCCCAAGAGAAGCTCGCTTACATCACGACGCCCGCACAAAGAAACGCTGGCCGATCAGGTGCCGATCTTGTCGCCACAAAGCCGCAGTGTGGATGACTAGAAACCAATTAGCCCTGGCTCGTTTCCGATGCAGCAAGTGCGGCAGTAACGATGTCGCCAAGCGTATTTGATGCGTTTACACATCTTTAACCGTGGGTTATAGCGTTTTCATGATAACTCATCAGATGATCGGCGGTCTTTTGCTGAGTGTTGGCGCGATGGCTGGGATGTGGGGGGTTCTGTGGTCGATGTGGGATCATGGTTCAGATGGCGCTTTCCTGCTGATGATAGGCGCATTGATTTGCCTTCTGGTTGGCAGCCTTATGACGCAGTTATCCTGATGCCCAAGCGGCGGCCGCAGCAGTTCCTAAAGCGGTTAGGGTTGCGAATCCGGGCGAGGCGGATCGAGGTCGACCGGCCGGCGGCGGTGGTGGCGCGGCTGGTGGAGATCTCGGTGGCGCAGCTCAACAAGTACGAGAACGGGGTGGGTCATGCGCCGGCGGCTACCTTGCACCGACTGGCGATCACGCTCGGGACGAGCTCCAGCGCGTTGCTGGGCGAGACGATGCCGGAGGCGGCCAACAAGTCGCTGGATGCGATGCTCAGGCTTTATGCAGATGTCGAAATCGGGACGGTGATGCGGCACATGGAGGACATGGACCGGGCCGACCGGATGCTGGTGAAGCGGTTTGCGGCCAGGATTGCGCGGCAGCCGAAGCCCCCTGAAACTGTGGAGGTGATGCGATGATAGAACTGAAATTC